ACTCAGGAGGGGGGAGTATTTGCGTGGGAATTCCCTAAATGTGGTACGCTTGCATCACGCATCAAGACGCATGAGGATTGACGGCAATATGGGTTCATCCATGATTAGTCCTCAGTCGTGTTGGTGAAAGAGGTAGCGCCAATGGACGCATTGGCTATGTCGCACTGTGAGGGCTGTGCGGCTGAGATAACTTGTGTAGCTCCAGTCAGGGCGCAACCCGTGACGATTGCACCACCAACAATTTATAAGACAGGAGTAAAAACTTATGGCAAAAAAACCTCGTCACATCCTTGGCTATTTGAACGACCCAAACACTTGGGACAAAGCCGCGTTTGAAACGGCTATCCGCGCAGAAGTCGAAGCCTCGACAGGAACACTCACGGCCTCTGATGAGTTGCTGGTTGGTGCATTGGTCATTACTGTTGACAGCTTGCTGACTGCTGAAATCAACATCCGCGAGAGAGGTCATGTCACCGTGTATGGCAATAACGAAGGTGTGACAGCTTGGTTCAAGATCCGCACCGAGATGGCTGACAAGGCCATCAAGATGCTGGCTGAGTTGGGCCTTGTGGCCCGTGGTCGTCCGAAGTTGAAAGCAAAAGTGAGTGATGTAGATGAGCTATTCGCCACTGCTTAACCCGGCTTTTGAATATGCGGTAGCGGTAACTCGGGGTGACATTCAGGCATGTGAGGATGTAAAACTGGCTTGCCAAAGGTTCTTGGACATGGTGGAGCGCAAGGATGCGCCTTACGAATTTGTCCCTGCCAAAGCCGAACACATCCTAAAGTTTGTCCGTTTCTGCCGCCATGTCAAAGGGCCAGATGCTGGTAAACCGATTGACCTACAGCCGTTTCAGGTTATGTACTTGGCGGCTATCTACGGGTTCAGAGACAGGCGTGACCATACCTATAGGTATGTGACTGACGTTATCTTGTTCGTGCCTCGCAAGTCTGGCAAGACAACCATTGCGTCCATCATTGCGCTGTATGAGTTGCAGTTTGGTGATGCTGGCGCTGAAGTGTTTACTTTGGCTACTAACCGAGATCAGGCGAGCATTTGCTTTGATTCGTCCAAGGCAATCGTAGAAGGAATGAAGCCTGAGTTGGGGGCCAAGTTCATTGCTTACCGTAGCGAACTAAAGAAGGCTGGAGACTCAACTTCTACTTACCGAGCGCTGTCACGGGAAAACCGTAAGACAGGTGACGGCAAGAACCCGTCTTGCGCCATGATTGACGAAGCTGCTCAGATTACTGAGAGACAGTCGATTGAGGTATTGCACTCAGGTATGGGCGCACGGAAGAACCCGCTGCGTATGTACCTGACAACTGCCAGCTTTACAAAGGAAACCAAGTTCTATGAGGACTTGTCTCATTTTCGCAACGTCTTGCGTGGCGCTGCTCCTGATAGCTTTCGCTGGTTTGGTCTACTTTATAGCATTGATCCCGGAGATAACTGGGCGGATCCTGCGGTATGGGGCAAAGCGAACCCGATGCTTGGGGTATCTGTCACGACACAGCACATTCAGCAGATGGCTGAAGAAGCGTCTGCCAAGCCAGCAAGCCTGAACGAGTTTCTGTGTAAGCAGTTGAACATCTATGTGTCGGCTAACTCTGCTTGGGTGGACCGTAGATATTGGGATGAGTCAATTACACCTTTCCCTGTTGACAAGCCTGAATCTACATTTGTTGCGTTTGACTTGGCGCACACTCGAGACTTAAACGCTGTTTGCACTTTGCACAGGTACAGTGAAGAAAACTTCTATGCCAAATTCCAATTCTTTCTGCCGGAGGAATCAATTGAGCTAATCCCCAATCACTACAAGAGCATATTTTTACAGGCTCATGCAAGTGGCATATTGAGGCTCACGCCGGGTAATGTGACTGACTTGAACGAGATTCAGGAATATATCAAGCAGGAATGCGAGAAGCACAACGTCAAAGAAATTGCTTATGACCCGTACAACGCCGCTGCTTTGGTCGCAAACTTGTACGCTGATGGCTTGCCTGTGAAGAAGGTCGGTCAGGGTATGGCAATGCTGTCAAACCCTTCCAAAACCACTGAACAATTGATTCTGAAAAAGGCAATTCATCATGATGGCAACCCGTTTGTTGGTTGGCAACTTGGAAACTGCGAGGTTTATACCGATGTAAACGGTAACGTAAAGGTCAGGAAGAACGAAGCAGACCCTTCAGCCAAGGTGGATGGCATTATTGCCATGATTATGGCTTTGCATTGCCATTTGGATAACGTATTTGTCAGTGATTCATTTGGCTTTAGATCGCTTGAGTGGTAACATAAAGCGCAACGGCCCGATGGTGAGACATCAGGCCGTTACTTCTCAAATCACTGTTAAAGAGCAACAGCAGCATGAGCAATTCTGATTTTAATCGCTTTTACGTCTACCTTCACTTGAAGCCAAGTGGAGAAGTTTTCTATGTTGGTAAAGGCACAGGCAAAAGAGCATGGAGCCGAAATCTACGCAATAGGCACTGGAAGTACATTGTTGCTTGTCACGGCTTTGTGGTGCAAATACACACTGACAAGCTAACTGAAGATCAGGCATTTGAACTTGAGAAGCAGCTAATCAAGCATTACAAAGAAACATGCACATTGGCTAACGTCACAGATGGCGGTGGTGGCGTATCTGGCAGTCATGTCAATCTTGGAGTGCCTAAAACAAAGGCGCACAAAGAAAAGTTGCGTCAAGTTAACTTAGGCAAAAAGCAAAGTCCAGAAACGGTGGAAAAGCGTAAGAAAAGTATAAAGAAAAGACTTGATAACGGTTTACTTACGGGTTTTGCGTTAGAGAAAAATAAAGTTATAGGTCAAAAAAACACAAATTTTGTTGGGTTTTATGTAACACCAAATGGCGTTTATGAGTCAATCGGTTTTGCTGCAAAAGCCAACAATTGCACCGAAAAAGCCATCAGAGTTCGTTGTCATGGCAACATTTGCATTGTTAACGGAGTAAAGTATACTTACCCACCAAAAGACGGATGGTCGTTTGTTCCAAAGGAAATAGCATGAAAATTTTTGACATCTTCAAGAAAAAAGTGGATGACAATTCGTCAAACACGCTATTTGGTCAAACGGCTCTAGGAAATTCCGTAATTTATCAGGGCAGCGATAAACGTGGTGGTGTTAATACTCAAATCCTCTATGTAACCACTGCTAGTACGACAACTGCTGGTCGCCCGGTGGATATGTCTGTGCTGACCCGAAACAGCACAATCATGTCTTGCGTGGGGGTTAAAGCCCGTGCTTTGGCTCAATTGCCAATCAAGATTTGCTGCGAAACTGCTGACGGTAAATCTGTTGATGCCATCCGTGGTGAAGGTGTCGGTGCGCGAGATAAGGCTAAAGCCAAGCAAGTTGCCAAACTATTGGGCAACCCCAACAACTTCCAAAGCAAGTATGAGTTCTGGTATCAGTGGCTCATGTGGTACGAGTTGTCTGGTGAAGCCTTTACCTTGTGGTGGAGGAAAGACCAGAACAGTTCTACAGAGACTCCATTGGAAATGTATGTGCTGGATTCAACGCTGATTGCTGTGACCATCACGCCCACACGCTATCCGACTTTCCGTTTGTCTACACCTAGCTATGGTTTTAACAAAGACCATGATTTCCAATATTTCCAAGTCATGCACAGCAAGGAAATGGCGTGGCAAGGTTCGGCTGGTTTTAACAAGGCGATTTTGGCAACTGAACTGGTGGGCTTGGACCAAGACATTGACCTTTACGCCAACTTTGTCATGCAGAACGGTGCAAAGCCTTCAGGCATGTTTGTTACAGACCAAGTTATTCCTGATGGCAAGTACAAAGAGATTGCCGCCCGCCTGAAAGAGGCGTGGAACAATATGACGGGTAGCAAAACCAGTGACCCAAGCAAGCCGGGTCAGGGTATGTTGCTTGACCAAGGCATGAAGTATCAGAAACTGGAGATGCTGACGCTGCAAGACACTGATGCTGCCGCTTTGAAACTGATGACCATGCGCCGTATCTGCGGTTTGTTTGGTGTTCCACCTTCCATGAT